ATTTTCAACCCTCCCCGTCTACTGCAAACCGGGGTTGTATTGGGGTTTGACGACCCCCAGTAGTGCGGTGCAAGTGAGCGGTTCGTCCGGCTACACCGTGCGGAGCAGGCTTCACATGACCAAAATGCAAGGAAAAGAAGACACCATGCCGGGGGGTACCCCGGAAAATTCTGCCACACTTGAGCAGGTAACAGCCGTAAGGCTGGGCTCAGTGGAGGCCCTAGCAACAACTGACGTCGTGGATAACGCAACCGCAGTCAGGGATCCGGTGGGTCCCGAGATGGAAGGTATGCTTGAGCAAATGCGAGCACAGCACGAAGAACTTATGCGAGCACGTGTTGAGAACGCAAGGCTCAGGCTATTAGCTGAGGATCGGGCTGCAGCTGACAAGTTAGAACCACCAGAAGTTGAACTTGAAGAAGAGGATTTTCGCGCTCGCTTAGGGAAGCCCCTGGGCGCGATAAGAGGAATAGACGGGCTTATCCGCGTGATCGAATGGTCTCTGCGGACCATGATACTGTGGCCTCTGTTCCTGATCAAAGCGCTTCTTTACTTCTGCCAAACATCGATAAGATTGTTTCGGAAATCTGTTCAGAAGGCTTGGCATGTGATTTCGACCTCCTTTACGGTTGGTTGGAATCTGTTAACGACCATATGGTGGAGGCTCTGGTTCGACCGCACCAAGGAGGCATTGGTTGCACTCCAGGGCATTTACGGCACTATATGTGGACAAGGGCTGTGGAAGGATTTCGTAAGTTTCTACAGACCCGTGATCAAGGGCAAAGGGGTAGTGCTGACATTCAGCCCCTGCCCGTTGACCATCAAGAACCTACTGTCACGCACGTACAAGAGGGTGGTCAGGACCAAGTCCAAGAGAACGGAAGCCAACGTGGACCTGGAGGGCGATGTCGCAGACATAATCAAAGGGGGACTGGCCTCAATGGACAATAACGCCAGAAAGAAGCTCAAACGCAAACTCCGTGAGAACTATGCAAAGCGTGCTATTAACACGCAACCAGAGCGGGGTGGTCTGACGTTAAATCAGGCGATGGACGTAATTGATGAGACGGAATTCGAACATGAATCCGGTGAGGCTTTTGAAGCGACCCGCAGGGTGGAAATGCACCAGGCGGTTAGTGCCTGGGTCACGCCGGTGATCCGTACAGGAACAGCGTTCTATAATAAATGGTGGGGCATCGGATGGAAAATCGAGGTCCCATTTGTTTCCCAATGGTATTACGTGCTCATGGCCATACAAGAGACGCGGCCCAAACTCATGTCCAGAGATGAGATGGCCCAGGTTCTGCGGATGTATGGCCAAGTTCTAATCCCCGCCCGGCTTGAGTGGCTGCGCCACACCACCCTCTGGTGGTCGTGGCTGCATGCCCGACGGCTGCGGCGGGAATAGCACGGCGGTCCACCACTTGGGGCGTGATCTACGCTACAACGTGGTGGGATGACTTGTGGTCGGACAGCGAGCGTCCGATCGTGAGGATGCGACAACATGTGCTCAAGCTCGCAACCAAGACCAGGAACATGTTTCTCCATATCGGTGCGGTCCAAATAGGCGCGGTGTTCACTTCCGCCGTGCCTATCATCTGCGACAGGAGGGCTCTGATGCAAAAGCTTGTAGCGTTGCAGCGGCGCCTATTGAGGTCAGTCGATTATGATGAGGCCACTATGGTATCGCTCGAGAAAATGACCCTTAATTGGGTCAGGAAATTCAATGTTCTTGGCGCCCCGGAAGACCCAGTGACTTGGCTAGAAGGACGGCCATATCCAATGAGGCGTAAGGTGGAACTACTCAACGCCTGGCTTAGTCGCTTGGGTCGTGTCCTATACAACAAGGTCTATATGCACATCAAAGGTGAATTCTATGATGCGAATAAGGACCCCCGTGGCATAAATAGCAGGTCAGACCAGTTCAAAGTTGTCTGCGGCCCGTGGTTCACATGGGTTGAAAAACAGGTGTTCAAGCACAAGGCTTTCGTCAAGTACATCCCTGTTGCAGACCGACCTGCATACATCCAGCAGCGCCTGGGTCACTTTGAGTATATTTATTCAGGTGACTATTCTAGGTTCGAAAGCGCTATGGTGCCACGTTTCATGAGAGCGGCCGAATGTGTCGTATACAAACACTTCGGTTTACCACGGCTCATCGTCGACGTGTTGGTTGGAACCAACACAATTCTTGCTGCCCACATGGTCGACGGTGTGAAGTGGGGAATAAGGTTACTCCTAACCGGTGGCCGTATGTCTGGGGAAATGAACACATCCCTGGGCAACGGCTTAAATAATATGCTTATGATCCGTCACATCTGCCGCAAGCATGGCATTAAGTTCAAATGCTGTGTGGAGGGAGACGACAGTATAATTGGGTGCAACAAGCCCATTCAAGCCAGTTGGTTCGAAGCATATGGCGTAACATGTAAATTAAGCCGGGTTTCACATCCCGGCAAAGCAGGCTTTTGTTCTATGAGGTGGTCCTCAGATCAGGATCTGTCGTTGATGATCTCAGTCTTCAGACTTCTGAAACTTGGGTGGAGTCATGCGTTGTGCGCGTCTGCGGGAGATGCAGCGCGCGCCAAGAGGTTTGGTGCGATCGCACTTAGCCTGGCGTATGAGTTCCCCGGGTGCCCAATAGCCTGGGCTATCGCCGAAAAGTACGGAGTAGGAGGAATCGTTGAGTGGAATGAGTGGAAATACTGGCATTATATCAGCCTAGGGCTGACGGTAAAGGTGAAGGGCAATGTGATCCGAATCAGGCCGAATGGACGTAGCATCACCAAACCGACGCCACAGGCACGCCTGGCCTACGAACAAGAGATCGGCGTGCCGGTTGCCGCCCAGATTGACCTCGAGCGGCAAATACTCAGCGGTTCACTGACCTTAACAAATCCAGCTTTCGATGAGTTGGTAGCGCAGTTACACCCAGATCTCGTACGCAATAAGATATTGTACTGCGTGGGACAACGGGAGCGGTTGTGTGTCGAAACACAACCTTAATACTCCCCTACCATGGGAGTCTATGTCCCGACTGATCGAGACTCTAACCGGTCGGTCGAAGATCAGGCACAAGTTTAAGCCTGGTGGCCGAAAGGCCAAACCGCCAACGCGTGGACCCCAAAAGGCTCTGACCTACGGGTCGTCCACGCCTAAGCGAAGTGAAGCACCCACGCGTGTTTATATCCCCGAGGGGGTTGGCACGCGCATCCGGACGACCAAGTCCGGTGCCATAATCAGGGGATGTGAGATCATGGGTCCCATGATGAGGACGGCAGGCTCCGTCACATTGCAACTCATCCCCTGCAATCCGATCTTCTGGGCTGCGACCAGAGCCAAACGGATGGCACACCTCTATTCCTATTACCGCGTCAAGCACATGGCTATCAAGTACAAGCCTGCCGTGGGAACGGATGTAGATGGCACAATAATCTGCGCGTCGATCGCCCTGACTGATAAGATCGGGGTTGGCGAGCACGCACAGATCATGCTGTCAAAGCATGGGTCCATGATGACGGCCGCGTGGCAAGACTGCGTTGGCGTCTCGCGGGAACCCATGCCGTACAAGATGTACATGATGGGAGATTGGGGTGCGCCCACCGAGGGCTCATTCTATATGGCCTGTCTGGACAACTTTACAACAGCAACATCAAGCGCCGCACTGGGCCAGCTGATGATGGAATATGAGATAGAACTCATCTCTGAGTCCATGTCATCAGACGCTCATCTCAAGTACGACGCCCCGCAGGTGTCTTCGTATTCGTTGACAGATGGCACCTCCACCGCGACCGGCGCGCAGCAAGGTTCATTCCTTGTGCAGACCGCGATTGCAGATGGGGGTGACGTTGGCACACTGCCGGGGGATGTGTGGCGCGTGGCCAAAGAGGCAGGTACGACTCTGGTCTGGCAACTCGTGAGAAATGGCGTGACCTTCGCCATCGACGAGTTTACTGGCACAATTAAGGGGTTGTTCTATGGCAAACAGGGTGATTACTAGTGAAATGGTTGAACTTGGGGTGAAACAAAGTAACCCCCCCGAGAAAAGCGCGGGGGGTGGGAAAA